AGCGGTGTGGTTCAGCCTATGGCGGAGCTTAATGCTACAGAAGGGGGAGACTTCGTGAAAGTACCTTTCTTTTCTGCAAACCTTTCAGGAGATTTTGAAGTTCTTTCCGATTCTTCATCATTAACACCCGGCAAAATTTCAACCGATCAGCAAATCGGCGTTGTATTACATAGAGGCCGCGCATTTGAGTCAAGAGACTTAGCTGCATTAGCTTCTGGCGCTGATCCAATGGCTGCAATCGGGCAGAAAATCGGTGCTTATATAGCAAACCAAAGACAAAAAGATTTATTCTCTTGTCTTTCAGGTGTATTTGGTTCAATCAATGCAAACGATAGCAACTCAGCTTTCTTTGGCTTAACTGTTGATTCTGAATCAGGCGATACACCAACAGCATTATCTCCACGCCATATTGCAAGAGCAAGAGCGATTCTTGGAGATCAAGGCGACAAGCTAACAGCTTTAGCAATGCACAGTAAGGTTTATTATGACCTACTAGAAAGAAACGCTATTGATCGTATTTATGACAACAATGGCGATGCTGATACAGCCGCAACTTCTGGTACAACTGCAAACGCTTTCGGTAATCCAACAGTTCCAACATTTATGGGGCTTAGGGTAATAGTAAGCGATGACGTACCAACCACAGGGTCAGGCTCGTCAACTGAGTACTCAACATACGCCTTTACAGCCGGTTCCGTAGCATCGGGCGAACAGGCAGGGTTGACCACAGAAACAGACCGCGACATTCTCGCAAAGTCTGATGCTATGTCAATTGACTTGCATTACACTTATCATCCTGTCGGAAGTAAGTGGGCTGTTACAACAACAAACCCAACAAGAGCGCAACTTGAAACAGTAGGCAACTGGTCGAAGGTCTACGAAACAAAGAACATTGGTATCGTAAGAATTACCAACGTATCTAATCAAGACTAGAGGTAACTAATTATGCCATCTTTATTTGAAGTTAGTGCGGGAAAACTAGCCGGCCCAACTACAGGCGGAACTGTTACCCAAGCAACTAACAAAACAACAGGTGTAACTCTTAACGCGGAGTCAGGTCAGATTACTATGAATGACGCGGCGTTAGGCGCTGCGGCTGAAGCAAGCTTCACAGTTACAAACGATAAAATCGCTGCAACTGATGTTGTCGTTGCTGTTCATGGTTCTGCGGGTACTGCGGGTTCTTACTTGGTAGGAGTTTCAGCAATTGCCGCAGGCTCTTTTGGAATCACAGTTACAAACGTATCTGGCGGTTCATTGAGTGAAGCAATTGTTATTAACTTTGTTGCCCTAAAAGGTGCTTCAAGTTAATGGGATTGTTTGCTTTTAAGCGAATAAGGGGAAAAGAAGCTGCCGTTGCGGTGGCTTCTATTCCTACTAAAACAAAAAAACGTAAACCCAAATCTAAGGTCGAAAATGGCGATAACAATAGTCGCAACAGCAGGCAGCGCAACAGCAAATAGTTATTTGACGTTGACAGACGCAAACGCAATCATCGAAGGTCTTGTTGAAGACGATGATGTTACAGCGTGGTCTTCTTCAACTGACGACCAAAAAAACCGCGCCTTATATACTTCAACAATCCGCATCGACAGAGAGCGCTTTTTGGGGGCGCGGGCAACAGATACGCAGGCTTTACAATGGCCGCGAACAGGAGTCAGAAAACCAGATACTTATGTAAATACATATGCTGTCGGATTTCCTTTTCGCATAACAACAGATTATTTTACAGATACAGAAATTCCAGATCAGGTTAAAAGAGCGCAAGCAATATTAGCTGTTTATCTAAATAATAATAAAGCGGGGCTTGGCTTATCAGGCTTGGAGGATTATAAAAGAGTAGGCGTTGGCGGTGTCGCTGTTGAGCCCGTATTCAGCGGTTCCGTTGGCGCTGATCGCGTTCCGCCATTATTTGAACGCTATTTCACAGGCTTGCGAATAAGTGGGCCGGGTAACATTTCAATCAAAAGGAGCTAAACAATGTACAACGCTGACCCAGATTACACACTTGGCGGGGAGCTAATCACAGACACAGCCGCACACACAGGCAGATTCAAAAGTATTTTTTTTAAAGAAGATACACAAATCAATACGGCTTCGCACAATTATTCAGGAAATTCAATTGATTCTGAAACTTTTCTTGCGGGTCAAACTATTTATGGAGTCTTCACAAGTATCACTTTGACAAGTGGCGCTTGTATTGCTTATAAAATCTAATGCCAAACTTCGCGAGCGCCGTTCAGAAAGCAATAAAAAATGTTGCTTCAATTCAAGGTTTTGGACAAGATGTAACAATAAGAACTATTACTGCGGGTTCTTACAACACAACAACAGGCGTTATTTCAGAATCGAACAGCGATGCAACTGTCAAAGCTGTTTTTGAAGATGTAAATATGCGCGAAGTAAATGAACTTATTCAGGCGGAAGATAAAAAAATTACAATATCTGCGGGAGATGTTACTACAAAACCTACGACAAAAGATAAGGTTCTTATTTCAAATATTGTACATAATATTATTCGCGTCCTTACTAAAACATCAGGCGGAACCGATATTTCTTACACCCTTTATTTAAGAACATGAGAAAAATTCGAGTCGATCAGATTGGCGATTATTCAGAAGAACAAATCAATACTTTGTTATCTGTTGCCGTATTGACGGGAGATCGTATTGTTAAAGAAGGCTCGCCTGTTGATTCTGGTAGACTTGCTGTTTCTTGGCAGATAGGAGAAAACGCAGAAAGCGGCGCACCCGCAAAAGAAGGCAAATATGGCGCTTCTGGTAAAGGAACCGTTATAAGACCGCCGAAGCCTTTGAATTATCAATTAGGAAAAGAAAATTTTAGAAAGAAATATCATATTCATAATAATGTTTCATATGCTGAACCTGTTATGTTTGGAACAAGTTTGCCGCCATCTTGGGGTGGTACATACAGGAGCAAACAGGGTTTGAAAGCAAAACATCTTGACTTGTTAGCAAAAGAGCTTGCAAACGAAATTCAAGACCTATACAAACAAATAAGGGGTAAATAATGGCCGCTATTGATTTAAATACAGTAAGAGCAACAATTGAAGCTAGAGTCGCAACAGAACTTGCTAGTAGCCCCGCAATATCTGTTGTTTTTCATAATATGTCTTTTGATAGTAGCGCCGTAACAACCTTTGTTCAATGCCTTACAACATTCGGCGAAAGTAATTATTTGACGCAGGGAAATGCAGACGGATTAAATCGCGTAAATGGAATTGTTGTTTTTAATATCTTCACACCGCAAGGAATAGGTTCAGGCGATAACTACACAATCGGCAAAAGGTTGCGGGATTTATACAATCGAATTACAGTTTCTAATGTGATCTTCGATGCCCCGATTGGGCCGGAGGTCGTAGACAATCCAAATCCAGAAGGTCAATTCCAGACTCAACTGCGAATGACTTTTGAAATTTTTGAGGAACTTTAATGGAAATTACAGAAAAAATGCTTGATGCAATCGAAGCTGTAAAAGGTCGCCGTGACCCCGCTTATTGGGATGGTCGTTGCAGGCGATATATGGAAAAGCAAGAAAAATTAAAAAAAGATGTAAAAAAAACAATTAAGAGTTAATATATTTATAAATAGATTCTTTTTTTGTTATGGCTATCAAAGGCGATGTTGGGAAAATTATGTTTGAAAATGCGGGCGGCACCGAAGCTGACGTTGGACAAACAAGATCATGGTCTTTGTCTATAACAAAGGACACGATGGAAACAACAAAACAAGGCGATACATTTAAAACAAACATCGGCGGTTTGATAGCAGGCGAGGGTTCAGCGGAACTTCTTTACAATCCTTCAGAAACAGGCGCAGGCTATACAACATTCATTGATGATGTTTTAACCACAGGCGACAATGCTGACGCATTATTTGAATTATTTCCTGATTCATCAACTTCAGCAAAGAAAATCAGCTTTGCGGGAATTATTACAAACGCAGAATATGGCGCAACACTTGGCGAAGTTCAAGTAATAAATATCAGTTTCATTACAAGCGGTACCATAAC